AGGATCAGGATAACCAGAATTATTGTTGTTAACCTTATCTCTACCCCAAAGCCAACCGTACCCGGTTCCTCCAGCAAGTCCAGTCTTCCACCAGTTTACTTTTGAATCAGCCATAAATTCCTCACTTTGCTGTCCATCCAGTAGCAGACGAACCGCTTGTTTTCACATAAAGAGTTGTTGTTGCTCCACCATCCAAACGGCGATAGGTTGAACCAATATCTGCCGAGACTACATTTTCAGGGCTTCCGTATCCGCTAAAGTCACGGACGTTATTCGCATCCCCAGGTATTAAATCAAAGAGAAGGCGGAGCATTCGGTTCAGAGAGTTAATACCCTCAACCGATTGAAGATCTTCCTTGTGAAGCTCTACCCAACCCTCTGCCATTAGACCGAATCCGCCTGTAACTTATTAATCTGAGAGTTAATCTCGGCTCGCATCGCAACGAGTGAATCCTTCTTATCCCCTAACTCCTGAATACGCTTCGTAAGTGACGCCTTCTTCTCTTGAAGTGAATTAATTTCTCTTGCTAATGCTTGTTTAGATTCCTCCGAGATAGCCATGATTAACTCACCAACTTATTAAGTTTAAATCCAGTCGTATAAACTATACACGCTGTTCCACCATGAGAAGTAATGTATACTGTGTTTGAGGTAATTAATCTGAATTCAGCGTAGGCTTGAACTTTTGCGCCTGCTTCTGCTCCAAACATGATTTTATTTGGTGCGTTATTGGTTGCACTAACGCTTCCATCATTTGAAAATACTGGAGAATCACTTGAGCCTGATGCGGCAATAAAACAACCACGATCAGATAAAGCACTTGGAATAGTTGAAGTTGTATCAACTGAAGAGAAAACATTTGCTGTCGGTGTTCCACTATAAGCAGTTTGACTAACAACGTAATCGTAATGCCTTCCAGTCTGAACAAAATCTATAAAATTACTTGACCCATCATTCCTAACAGCAGAAACTAAGGCTTTCTGGTCATACCCGCTCGGCATCGTTGGAGATGTAGAAGATGTTGAAATTAATCCAGCCACTGTTCCGTCGGTACTTTTTCTAATAACCCAAAGATAATACCAAGTAGAAGATCCTTCTGCCCCAGTGTCTAATCCGTTTGCTCCGCTTGATGTGATGGCTGGGTTTACGCTAACAGACGTACAAAGCCAACCAACATTGTTGGTATCAAAAACAACCAATCTATCAGCCGTGATAGCACAAGTTGTCGCATTGGTTCTAGATACTGAAAGATTAGAAAATCCTCCAGCAGAGGGAGGGATGACCCAAGATGGGTTTGCTGAAGCTCCTCCAGTTCTTAATCCATATCCAGCGGTTCCGGCCCCAAGCCTTGCATTCGCTGAAGACGAACTCGCATAATAAATATCACCCTGAGCCTGAGAGCTAACCGTCAGGTTCGTAATGTTTATCTTCGGCCCCTGATTACTCGTCCCGTCATGCGAATGGCCAGTAGTAGAATTTAAACACGCAACGAAATAGGCGTGAAGAATATCTAGCTGTCCTTCAAGGTCGGCGTCAGTAAGAATCTCCGTACCCCAGTTTTTTGTCCTTGCGCTATCACTTGGAAATGCCATTGTTAAGCCTCCTCTAAGGCAACTGCTGTAATCTTAATCTTCTTTATCTTAGGCAGAACGCTCGTTCCGCTGTTTGAGAATGTGAATTGAAAACGTCTACCAACCGCATCATTCGGGAATGTATACACTCTCGTCTTATCCGCAGGGGTGGTTGTAATGTAAGAAGTATTTACGATGAAAGTAGTATTAAGGTTATCTCCCGTAGCTGTAAGGTCTATGCTTTTAGACCCACTGTGCAACCCACGATCTGCATCCCAGAGAACAGACACTGCCCCGACTGTACCATAGAAACTGACTGTCATCTTGAGAAGCTTCATGCGGACATCATCAATGGGAAATTGTCCTCCAGATGCAAGAGCGAAATCTCTGGAAGAAAAAGTCTTGGTCTTATAGACCGCTAGAGTGTTCTGACCCTCATCTGAATTATCAGTTGTTTCAAGCTCATAAATCTTATCTTTCTGAGAAGACGCACAGTAAAACTCGTTATTGGAATACTGAAGCCTTGCGGGATACCCGAAGTTATCGGAGAGAGCTGTGTTCACGGGGCGATTCATCCAACGCCCAAACTTCGCATCGTACACTCTCATGCGGTTAGGATACGTAACTCCTGAATTAGTCTCATTGTAAATAAGATAATACTTACGGTTACGGTAGAATCCAAATATTCGCTTTGAGAAGTCAATGAGATCAACGAATACATCGTGGTTAAACTGAGTAAGTTCAGTGAAAGTATTTCCATCAAACAGAAATACTCCAAGAGTAGGACGGCGAGAAACAAAGTATACACCTTCGTTGCCTAGGGCTATGGAATACGGCGCACCACAACCACGAGAAGGAGTTCCGATTGCTCTGAAAGCAGTATTAGGGAAATTGCTTAAGGCATACGCCTTCTCTTCAGTGAATACTAACTGCTCGTTTCCAGAAGGAAAATCCATCACCATTCCCCTGGTATCCCCTGGGACATCGACGCTCCACGCATCGTTCGACAGACTCCACGCATCTGCCGCTGTCCAATTGCCTATCCCTGTTCTTGTACCATATACTCTGTAAGGATAAGTGGCCGACCCTTCTGCCGTGAGCCTGTTCTTATGCTTATAAATCCTAGCACAAGCCGTGGGGGGAACGCTAGCAGGGGTGGCAATTGCCACGCCCACTGCCTTCTTCTTAAGATTGTCCGTAGAGTTTGTGATCCATAGAAATCCACCAGTGTCTGAAACCCCGTGAGATAAAACGCCACTTGTGAATGCCCCGTTATCATCGTTCGTGAATCCAGAACCATTTTTATAAATCAGATCTCCTTCAACGATTCCGTAGGTGTTAGTTCCTCCAGCGTCTTTATGCTGAATAAGCAGGTCTAGGGGATTGGTATAACTTGCCCCACCATCAGCGACCTCGTTGAACCCATTTGATCTCTGCATCCCACCAAGAGAAATCGCATCCCAGTTCTCAACGGTTCGTGCTTCTTCCGTCTTCATAGCTTGGTCTTCAGAGATGGTATTCTCACCGCCTGCAAAGGAAAGAATCTCTAGCGCAAGTTCCTGAAGCGAATATTTATCTAATACCGAATTATTAGAGAGTCCCATTAGTTCCCGAAGTCGTAACCCGTGCCTTGAGTGTCGTTAGTGAATCCGCCGATTGAGTTAACATCAGGGTTTGCGTAGTTCTTGTCAACGTATAGTCTTTCAGAGTAAGCCTGAGCATCCCTGACGTATTTTTGGTAGATCGCCATATATTTGTCTGAAATATCATTCTTCCCAATCTGCATCATCAGTTGATAGGCGGCGTAATAAACAGAAGCCTCACGATACTCCTCTGGGAATAAACTCACATCGGAATCTGAGGATAGCTCAGTCGTTGGCTTCTTAATGTAATAAAGAGAGTAAGTCGTCCCGTTTGGAGATCCGAAGAATTTGATGTAGCGAACGGATGATTCCTCAGAGAAATAGTAAAGCGGTACGCTTCCAGAGTATGAGTTCCATCTCTCATATTCCTTCACGCTAACTTCCCGGTCGTTCGTAAGGACTAGATCGTTCACAATCAAGCAGTAGATTTCCAAGAAATCTGTAGGAACAGTGATTGAACCACCGCTAACCGTCCCGGAAGTCTTCTCACGGAGATACTTAGTGTCCTTCGCAAAACACCACTCCCCACGGTTTATAGCCTTCTTACGTTGAGCCAGTGGGAACTGATCGTCCGTCCCAGTATTACTATCTCCTAATAGTGAACTAAGAAGTGATTGTTGATCGCTGAATGTAAAACTCACGATGTTACTCCTTCAGGCTTAAGAGCTTTCTCATAAGCCTCAATCCAAAGATGAGCTTTTGTGTTTGAATTGTGATTCTCTAAAACTTCTTCTTCCGCACGTTTCGCTAAGTTAATCCTCTTATGCTTATCTGAAATCAAGGAGTTAATTGAATCCACCCAGTCTTTCTTGTCTTCAGCTCCGCATAGAATCCCTGTTCTTCCGTTGTCAATGACTTTAGAGTACGGAGGAATGTTACTCGCCACCGTTGCCATTCCCATCAAGGAATACTCCATCCACTTAATCGCAGACTTATTACGATTAAACACATTATCAACAAGAGGGCATAGGCCAATATCAATGTTCATAAGAGCGAGCTTGTAAGGATAAGTCGCATGACTTACCCACGGATGCCATTCGATCTGATCTTGAGGGCAATCTTTAAATAGTCCAGTGAACCGCATATCCCCAAAGTATACGAACTTAGCTGTCTTATTTTTCTCTAGAACTTCCTTGATTACGTCTTTCAAGAAGTATAAGTCCTCATAATGGGAGGCTCCACCCTGCCAACCAAGCCTAACACCTTTCTTAACCATCTCAACATTACGAGGGAAAAAATCAGGGTCGATAAGATTAGGGAGAACAGCAACATTTGGATTTATCTTCAAAAACTCTTGACGAAGTTCTTCTGTGGTACAGGTCACTAAATCGCTCTTCTTGAAGTTCAAACGAAACATATCACGGTGGTTAATGTTGCGCTCAATGTCGAAGATTCGCTTCCCACCCGCCGACACCATCCCTTCGCTCCAAAGCATTTCCTTAGTACCATCTGCCCAAGTCCACTCCACCTCTTCTGTCCCCGTATACTGATAGAAAGGATTCAGCGGAGAGGTGTTAAAAGGATCATCGTCGTAATCACTGACAATCACCTTCCCATATTTTCTGCAAGTTTTGATGAAATTAAACCATGCCTCAGAAGCGGGTCTTTGGAACATAATGATGTCAGCCCATAAAGCCATCTGCGTGGCTTCGGGAGTCCCAAGCTGAGACTCCTTAAGGATGAAAACATCAGCCAACTTATTCTCATCGATCTTCACAAGAGGCTGAAGTACCCGGTAGTAGGAACAAGCCGTAGCATCACGTTCAATCCCTAGAATCTTCACGCAGACACACCCTTTTCTTCCAGTTCGTACTGGATTTGTTTAACTACACATCTCATAGAGTAATCATCATCAAATCCCCAGGAAGGCTTATTGGGATACCCTAGGCAGGAAGGGGCAGGTTTACTCTCAATCTCATCCACATACACAGACCAGCCAAAATCAATCAGCTTAATCACGCCGTCCTTAACAGTCAGGTTGTCAACCTTTAAATCTCTATGAATTATACCATGAATTTTTAAGTCTTGCATTATTTCAATTAGCTGTTCTCTCCAATTGTCAGGTATATAGGATAGAATCGGATATCCGCAATCTTCCATCGTGATAACATTTCCGTCATAGCCAAAGACCTTTGGGAAGTGCGGGGAGTTCGCATCTCTAAGTTTTTCATACTCATTTTGGATTAGCTTGTAACTCTTATAGTTCACTTGCTCTTTCTTGATTTTACCGTCTTCCTTGGTAACTAGAGCCGTTGCTCCTTTCCAATATCCGTTAAATGATCCCACAGATTTATCCTTTGGTGCTATCCACCCGATTGATGATTTCTTAAGTGCCTCAAGTAGTCCTTCCACAGAAGCATCACCAAGGAATCTCGTGTATTCCCTAGAGATATAATCCTTGTGATGGACGGCGTGATAAGCAAGAGCAATCCTATGGTGGATTGGGTTTGGCGTATAGAATCCCTTAGAGTTCCACTCACGAGTCTCTAAGATTGCCCGTTCAAAGTCCTCAGGGTAATAGTCATCTCCGATATGCCTAACATCCACATAAACGTAGCTATCATCCACCGCTAGCTTCATCCTCACTCTTGGATACGGATATTCCGCTACAGCCTCAGGGAATATCTCTTTCCAATGCTCAAAGTCTGCCACGAGCAAGTCTAAGTCAGAATGTTCACCAAGATTAAAGTCGTAGGGTAGACCGTCCCAATTACGGAGAACGACATACTCAAATGAAATATCATTCATATAAGCGAAAAACTGCTTTAGGCTTTGCAAGATTTAAACTCCTTGTTAAGAATCTTTACAGTCCCATCAATTCCGTGGGACTCAAACATCTCAGGAAGTGATTTTCTGTACTCAGCTGGAGGATGACATGAAACCATCTCAATCCCTGCGTCATTTAATTCTTTCTCACTTAAATACTTGTCCGTAGCCTCAGGATTCGTAAGGTACTGATCGCAATTAAATCTCTTGCAAATCTCGATAATTCTCTCTGTTCCCTTAGATTCCGTTGGAAAATCGTAGTGAATCTTTGAGGTGTTAATACCAAGAGCCTTAGCCAATCCGATAATCAGCGGCATATTCACATCAATAAGTTTATTACCATTTGAATAATGCTTATCCTTAATCGCCATCGTTCCGCCCGTCACTGGAACACTCCACCATTTATCCTTAACTAACGCACGATTCTGAAACCCGTTCTTTTCAAACTGACAATGGATCATAACAACGAA